AATTATTAAAGTACCAAAAAAAGAGGGAGATTTAACAATATATGACTATTTAAACATAAGAAGTATTATTGATAATATAGAAATCAGTATTGAAGAAAAGATCAATGAATTCTATTATGGCTATGTGATATCCAAGGAGCGGGCTAGAGGATCTGATAGAACTTTTAAAATTTTGAAGAAAATCTTACAGGAAGAATATAAATTCAGGGACTCTGTCAAATCTTGCTTTAATAAAATGGTAGATGGCCCAATCACTTATGTTACTGATCCCTCAGTTCTAAAGGTTGTTTTGCATTATTTTAAAACTTGCTTATCTGAAAGGGCAGGGGCTGATTTCAAAACAACTCATCTGAACATCTTTATTCATTCTCTAGCAAAAACCAGTTTTGTAGACCTAGCAACATTGAAAGCTAGTTCTAGAGATCATACCAAGGATATTTCAGTATCTGGGGAAAATGAGAATATGTCTAGATCTGAAGTTTATAATGTTTTAATAAAAGAAAATACTGATGAAGCAAAGAAAAGACCTAAAGTGTTAGAAGCATTAATTGGAATAGTGAAACAATATATGTCTGAGACTGGTCGACACGTCAGACATTTCATGCAGCTTATCCCCTGGGCTTTGAGGGAATTGGAATTTAAGGGATATTTTGATAGTGATATCTTTCCAAAACCTCAACATGGAGGAGAACGAGAAATTCATGTCTTGGAGATCAAAGCTAGATTGATTCAGTATGGGATTGAACTAATTTCAAAATCATTCTGTAGCCTATTCCCATCTGAAGTGTTGACACATCCTGAAACTAAATCCAGATTTGTTACTGATCATTATCAAGAAACAGCACTTAAATATCCAAAATATTTTGTGATATCAAAATCTGCTGATGCGTCCAAATGGTGTCAAAGACACCATTCATCGCATTTTGCTGCTATGTTAATATCAATCACTCATAAATCACTACATAACTATATAATGAGAACCTTAAGATTGTGGAGCACAAAGAAGATTAATTTTCCTCTACCATTTGTTGCAACATTACTTAAAAATGAGAAAACAATTTCAGGAGATCAAGTATTTATTAGATTTAGATCAGATTTTTACAATGCTTCAGAAGTGATTACAAAGCCCTTAGGAAATAAAATGGAAATAAAATCAGGAATGATGCAAGGAATTCTACATTACACAAGTTCATTATATCATACGATGATTCATGAAGTTAGCAGATTGATTATTATTAGAACTGCTCAGAAACTTGGTACAAGCATCACTTGTACCATAGTTCAAGGTTCAGATGATTCTGGAATGATGTTAGGAGTTTCTGGAACCATAAGCCCAAAAGTTCTCTCTAGAGCATACATGTTATTAAAATTTAAAGAAACATTTTCTCAGTACTTATCTGTTTATTGGAATGAATGTAAGAGCTCAATTGGAACTATAGATTTAATAGAGTTTAATTCAGAGTGGCATTTAAGACATTCTATAATTAAACCAACTTTTAGATGGATCTCTGCTTGTATGGAGTTGTCATTAACAGAAAGGTTTGTAGATAGATATAGAATGTTTTATAATGTTTTATCACAATGTTTGGAAGGAGGAGCTAGTACATTGGAATGTGCAGTTATTCAACTGTGCCAGTGCTGGCTACATTATATGATGTTGGGTATCTATAATACAAACTTGGGTGAAATCCTGTCTCAGTTCATTTCAGATGGCACTTCACCTTCTCTAGGTTTTTTTCCCCTAGATTTTGACTTGTCATGTGCAGTGTCAGGATTTGACTTTGTACTATATACTTGTTATAAGTCAGGTGTTTACACTCCAGAATCCATTATTGACGAAAGTTCTCAGCACTTTAATTTTGAAGGATCTGATAGAATCCACATGACTAGAGATTTGAAATCTGTGAAACTAAGATTTGGGAAAATGTATCTATGGCAATCTTTAATTGATAGATTATCTCTCAAATCTATTGAAGATGCTTTGCAAATAATTGAGGATGACCCATTAATTCTTTTTAAAAAACAATATTCTTGGGATGATTGCATGCCAATGATGGTTTTAAAGGCATTTGAGCCAGGGGTTAGAGAGTCAATAAATAATGTGTCTAGCCTCATTAGGATGATGGCAACTTCAGCATTTGTACTTGATAGACCCTGTTTAACACAATATAATGATGATGGTTTTCCATATCAAGAATGCCTACTTAAATTGTTATGGGAATATAGTTGTCACAATCATGTTAATACACTCCCTGTTAGTTCATTTTTTCCCCTTCATGCTGAATATGAGTCTTTCAGATCCATGATTTTGGAAACCACAAAATCACACATAATCTATAAACAAGAGTTTAAAAAAGTTTCAAAGGTCAAATTAAAAGTATTTACTCCAAATCCAACGGATCATGATATTATGGGTCTATGCAGAAAAGCTTGGAATCTAGGAGGAAGAGTTATGTTGAGTTCAAGACAATTTAACTTAATATGGCAGGAAACTAAATTGCAGTATGAATTTCTGAAGGACACACTACAAGAAACTAGAGAATTCCTAGGTATATCCACTCTTGAACTTAAAATCCTTTTAGAAAATCTTACATCGAAGTCAAGAGATATTACTCTTATGGATACTTCAGGCAAACAAACAAACATTGAAAATAGTTTAACTCGTATATATTGGCCAGATGTCAAAGTGAGATCAGCTTCAGAACATGGAATAACTGAATGTTTACGTCTTCGATCATTTCTTTTCTCTTTAACAACGTACTGGATGACAAATAGTAGGTTATTGGACATAGCTAAGAGATCAATTAAATCATGTTCTTCATTAGATAAACCTTATAAAGATATTCCCACTAAATTCAGAA